TCATTCCTCAAATCCTTCTCTAAGAATTTTCTTTTGTTCTTCATAGTCTGTCATGGCCTTTGCTTTGGCCGCATCACGTTCGGCACGGTGTGTTTCACATAATGTACTGATCCAGCCATCACCGCCACGGTCGCCAGGAGCACCACATTCTTCACAAAGCATCATGCTCATCTGTTCAGCCATAGCAATGATGCCTTGCGTATAGTCATCACCGCCTTGTACATAGAATCGTAAGCCTCCAAACTTTTCTTTGACTTGTTCTGCTGTTACTTGCGGAACATCTTTCTTCCAATCCAAATGACTTTGAATAAGACGGCAGGCTTGATTAAGCAAATCAAACCAACCCTTGCCCACAGCAATACCGCCGTACTTGCCTACGAAAATTTTAGGATATACTTTCGGAAAGTAATTTTGCATTTCTTCATCTGTTATTTTCATTGTGCCGCCTTTACATAATGTAGCCGTGTCACAGCATTGCCGTGTTTCCAGTGTGTACTATGATCCTTGACTTTGGCTTTAACTACCACGCAAGGTCCAATATTCAAATTGTTTTTACTAATCCAACCTACCATTTTATTATCAATTATAGCACAGATATTAAATCCTTCAAAGTTTTTTGACTTAATTGATTCTAGTATTTCGCAATCCAAATCAGTTAGCCAACTACCTGGATTTGCCAAATATGTTTCATTGACTTGTTTGGCTACCTTTTTAACTTTGGAATGTATTTGATCTTTAAGTTGTACGCTGGGCAAACAAGCCACGTAACCGAACTTATCCAACCCTACCATTTCACTGTTTAGTATTGAATTCACCGTGGTAAGAAAATCATTGTCTCCGGAAATAGCCGCAAACACTAATTTTTTGTAGTAAGTTTTGATTTCTTCTGCTCGAGCAATGTCTTCGGGTGTTATCTTGAGCAAGGTCATATACTGTTCCATACCAATCAAATTTTGATTTTCTGGATCTATAGTATACCGTATCAAGGCCTTGTTACTGATTTTAAAATAAAGAATATTTTGATTATCTTTGTCATACACTGCTTCTTCATTTTTAAGATATTCGCCATTAAATCGCTGTGCGGCGCAGGCCAACTCTAAGACTTGTTTGGTAGGGTAAAGAGGTCCGTCATAGACTTTGACATATTCTTCTAACATTTCTGCTCCAACATGAGTTAATATGACTACATTTTACACGAAGATGTATCGTTTGTCAAGCGTTTCCAAATGTTTATATACTTTTTTGGCAAGTCTGCGGATTAATTCGTCTTGCCCGTAGTGCGATATGTAAGCATTAAGATTTGCACTACAGTAAAATGGGCCATATCGCAATTTGGATAGTAAACTAATTCTGCTCAAATTTCTCAAAGCACGTTGATGTCCGATTGTACGTATCAATTCTATAGCTATATTGACAGCGTATGCATCGACTTCATCTGGATCTCCCAAATACTCTTTGTAGGGGTCGTGTTCGTGACAGGAATAAACCTCATAATCTCGTTGAACACTTTGGTATTGATGACGGTATTCGTGTACTACTGCATCATATATTTGTATCAAAAAATCTGTAATTTGATTGGTTTGAAATTTTTCTTCTGTTTGAAAGTTGTAATGTATATTGACTTCGATAGGCGTTTCGCCCATACTGTCGTCCTCGGCATCGTAATATGCCATTACATAGAATTCGTTATTGCCTAGGATTTTTTCTTTGCGTAGTTTAATTAGTAAGTCAAACTGATTTGATTTGAAAATCTTACGAGTTCTCGCTACTAACTTTTTGAAACTTATGGGCTCGATTATGCTATCTCGAACGTCATTGCAGACTTTGTTTACACGTTCAAGTATAGTATTCATATCATAACCTAAATATAATTCTTCCTTTGCTTAAATCATATGCGCTGACTTCGATTTTAACGGAATCACCTAATATGACTTTAATCTTATGTTGTTTAAGTTTACCACCCAAATAGCAAAGTATTACATGATCTACTGTATCTACTTTGACTCTGTAAGTATTTGCTGGCAATACTTCGGTAACTACTCCTGTTAATTCAATTAATGTTTCTTTACTCATGTTTACTTATAATTAAGGCACCGTCCTCGACTTTGATATTTAACGTATCTCCCTCTTTCCAGCCCTGTTGCTCGCAAATTTCGGGAGGAATCTTCATCATTACATTGTCAGGATCTCCAGGAATATCCTCAAATATTTCTTCTGCTTTAAAAGTTAGTTTAGTCATTTTTTTCCAATTAACATAAAACGTTTGTATAAAGGCAATTCTAACTCGCCCTTCCATATAACATTTATATGGCTTTGCTCAACAAATTCTTCCAAGCTATCGACAGGTCGAATGTGTTCTGGTATGTAATAATTATTACTTTGCAACACAATCAAACTGTCTTGTGGCATGCCATCCAGCCAAAAATCGTATTGTGCTTGGCTAATATGCTCACAGCTTGTGTTAATTATAACATCGGCAGTGCTGTTTGTCCTACACATATCGGCTGTCACAGCTTTGAAATGTCCTGTCATTTCTTCTATCTTATTCATAGTATTAGCAATAGATTCACACGCTGGGTCTATGTCCAAACTAGTAATGCGAGTAACAACAATATCACTCTGAAACAACATGCTTGCCAATACTCCATTCCACCCTCCGTGGATATCAATACTAACTACTTTGTGAACATGTTTACGTAGGTTTTTAATTAACCATTCTTTGCTCTTGAGTTGCCCTTTCCAAAAAGATTCCAGGGTTCGAGCAGGATCTGGACTGCTACGAATAGCATCCATCCAAAAAGCCACATGATTTAAATCAAGATTCATAAATTAATCATCTTCCCATGGAACAGGAAACCAGCCCAAACGGTTAAAGTCAGCTAGTACTTCATCAGTGATTGTACCTTCAGGAACATACTTTTGTCTAGCCATGTATTCGTCACCTTCTTTTTCATCGTAACCAGCTAGTCCGCCCATTCCTGAACAGTACCAATCCATGTAGTCCCCGCCCTTGCCTTGCCAATCGGCAACAAGTCCGCCAGAACTTCTCCAGCTACGACTCCACAAGTCTTGTTTAGGATCCTGTCTTAGAGCAGGAAAAGTTTCTCTAGGGCACCAGCGCATATTACAAAAAGCCGCATAGACATTTTGAGCATAGTCGTCGCGAGTACGGATCTTGTTTAGGATCTCAGCATCCTGCCAAATTTCTTCTTCTAAATCTCTCAATGCCAGTTACCTTGAAAACAATGTTGCAATTCGTGTCCGATAGTATCTCTATCAGTAAATTTTGCTGTAATTATAGTGCATTGATTTTGCTCCCAAAAACTACAAGCCATAACCTTACCACTGTATTGAGCAAAGCCTCTTCGACTTCTTTCCGCGGCACATGCTTTGGTAGGGTCATCTACAGTAACCCAAGTCAGATGAGTTTGGTTAGTAAAATTCTTGCCTGTGTCAAATTTTTCAAAAGGATCGCGCCAATCAGCGTGAGCCAAACTGGAAACAAACAACAACGCTAACAATGCCTTTTTCATAATGTGCCTTTCTGTGCCTAATTAAATTGGTGCAGTCGGGAGGATTCGAACCTCCAAAGCATGACTAAGTCACTTGCCCGTTCCCTCCGCAGTCTTTTTTAAGGACTTTGGAGGAGGTTTACCAGTTACACTCACGACTGCCTTTATAGTATAGCATCAAACGTAAATATTGTCAATGACATTCTCAAATATTCCATTCTCAAATATCACGCAATTTGGCCAACAAACTATGTTGGATCGTCCATTATTTAACATTAGTTGGATTTTGGGAAGATTTTGTAATTACAAGTGCTCATATTGTTGGCCCTATGCTAGGACTGATCAATTGGACTTTCAAAGTTTAGAAGTGTATAAGTCTACAGTCAACGAGATAAAACGTCAAGCTCGTTTGAACGGATTTACCGATTTCCACTGGAGTTTCAGCGGAGGAGAACCCACTGCTTATAAACAACTGTTGGATTTGGTAAAGCACTTAGACGATGGTATACAAACACCTTACCAAAGCATACACATGACAACCAATTTAAGTCCTGGATCCAAATGGTGGAACAGTTGGTGTACTGCTACAGAGATGTTGCAACGCAGAAGTATAACGGCTAGCTTTCATGCAGAGTTTGCTCGAGAACAAGAATTTGGAGATAAGTGTTTGCAGTTAATGTATGAACGAGTCCATGTTACAGTTAATCAAGTTATGGTTCCGGATAAGTTTTATGAAACATTAGAACGCTGTAATCGATTACAAGAACGAGGAATTAATGTAACACTCAAGCCTCAGAGCAATACAACTGCTACTGCTGTGGTAGATGGGTACACTCCTGAAATGCTTACTATAATGCAAAATGACTTTGAGCAACAAGAAGGTTATCAAATTCGTCTAACTGACGGCCAACAGATTTATTTCATTGATCAAGCTGAAAGATTCAACGCATTTAATTTTAATAAATTTAAAGATTGGACTTGCAATAGTGGATACCAGAGTGTTATAATAAGAGGTAATGAGGTTAAAAGAGGGTATAGCTGTCACGATACCGCACTAGGCACACTAGACACAGGGTTTGAGTTATTTAAAACTCCACAAAAATGTATCACAGAAAGTTGTGTAAGCAGTGCAGATAGCAAAATACCAAAGGAAAAACATGTCTGAAATCGGAATAGTTAAATGGTATAACGATGCCAAAGAGTATGGATTCATAATTGCTAATAACGATTATGCACAACTGCTGGTTGAAAGACAGTATATTATTTCAGAACCTATTACACTCTTCGAATTACAACAAGTTTCGTTTGATAGAGTAGATAATCGTGCTACAAATGTTCGTGTTATCAGTTCGGTAACTGAACGTAAATTTTTAGATAAGCCTAGAATATCAGTATTTGATAACATATTATCTAAAGAATTTTGTGAAAACATTATTGCCAAGCATTCTGGTAGAGGCATGAATCCTAACTCAGGATCAGAAAGCAGACGAGAAAGTTATGCGCAGGTTACTGAACTAGTGGAGCAACGTGGTATTAGTCTCGGAGTAGACCCGATAGACTATGACATATTGGCCACAGCTATTGTCAATACAGCACGTATACCATATAGCCACATAGAAGCCATTGATGTATATAACTATGAAGAAGGACAATTTTTAGATCTGCATCACGATTACCCATACGACCCGAGACAAATAAATTATTATAAGTACGGTGGCGATAGAGTAGGTACTGGCATATTTTATTTCAATGATGACTACGAAGGCGGGGAAACTTATTTTCCTAAACTAGATGTAAACATTGTACCCAAGCAAGGATCATTCCTGTATTTCCAACAAGGTTATGACGAAGAAACTAATTGGAGTACAATACATGAAAGCAAACTAATAACCAAGGGCTGTAAGTGGATTGCCAGTTGCTTCTTTAGCGACCAACCACGTGTAGGCTATAATCCACGAAAATGAATATAGATAACTGGACTCCGTTTTACAAATTAGACAGTGAAGATCATACCCGATGCATGGCTCAGCAAACTTACGAGCCGTTGATTAATCCTGAACGTACAGTTTTTTGTGCCAATTACGATTGGGCTAACAAATACCAGCGACACGAAGATCCTATTCGAGAACTGTATACTCCAGAAGTAGTAGATTATTTCTTTGAGAAAGAATTATTTTACCTTGAACGTTTTAAAGATAAGAGTTATACGCCTAGAATATTAGAAGTAGACTACGATAAAAAACGAATATTTTTAGAATGGCATGGTGAAACTTGCAACGAAATAATCTATAGTGGTCGTAAATTAGAAAATTATTGCCCTACATGGAGAGAGCAGTTACACGATATTATGCTGGATCAATACGATGAAGGCATATACAAACTTACAATGTATCCTCATTGTTATTTTATTCACTGGGGTAAATTGCACGTAATCGATTGGTATGGGTGTGTCCCGGTATCCGATCCGTTTATTGAAGCAAAGTACATGGACGGTATTATACACAGAACAGCATTGTTTAGACTACAAGAAACTGGCGATTTAATTAATGGTAGATACAATTTAGAAAACATGTTTAAAGGTTCTTTGGGACAGCATGTTAAATGGGGCGACGAATCTATGGCATGGATATACGAAAGCATATTTGGAGTAAAACCAAATGTCTAAACGAAAATTTTCAACACATACATTAATCGACTGGGATGCTGTATTAAAACAGATTGTGCCTAAGACAGGGGATTTTAATACACCAGTCACAGTTATGGATAGAGTAACAGACAATCCAGATTTAAAAACTACCTACTATAACGGTATTATGGATACATGGAAAAAGGCCAACTACGATTTTGCCAATATACAATGGTATGATTATTACCCAGGTGAGCATTTTGATATAAGTGTTCAGGAAAAGTTTGCCGAGTTAGTAAATGCAGAACCTCGCCGTGTGTTTGTTAGCGAAGTGTGGCCTGGGCACTGTGTTCCTTATCATTGGGATGTTGAAGATAAAGAAGAAGAATGGTTAGCCAACGGAGACAAGTTAGTTCGTTGGGTATGCTTTATGGACAAGGCTAAATTTGGCCATGTGTTTATATTAGAAGACGAATGTTTTTACAATATAGAACAACACATGACCTATGAGTGGAATAGTTATAGAGATTATCATGCTGGAACTAATGCGGGTAATGAGCCTTACTATTTGTTTCACTTCCTGGGAGCAGAAAAATGATTAAGTATGTAGGCAACACTAATGCTATCATTAACTGGGATCAAGTAATTGCCGGCCTAGAAAAATGCGGGCATGAAACGCATCCTGGACCATTCTATGGTCCTAAACACAAAGCAGGCGATCCTATTCCACAATTAAAAGAAGTTACAGACATATGGACTGACGCTGGGTATCATCGCGTAGAAGATGGTGGCACAGTACAATGGGATATGTTTTTTCCTGGTACACACTTTGATCAAAGTATTGTGGATAAGTTTGTCGAACATTATAATATTGAAAAATATTCATCAGTGTGGATCAGTAGAATATGGCCTGGACATTTTGCACCTATACATTGGGACGTTAATGATATGGAAGAAGAACTAGCAAAGTATCCAGACAGACTACGTTGGCATTGTCATATAGGTAAACCCACGTTTGGGCATGTTTTAATAGTAGAAGATCAAGTATTTTATAATCAACAACAAGGCGATGTATTTCAGTGGGATTCTCGCAAGTACTGGCATGCAGGTACTAATTGCGGACTTACACCTAAATATCTATTCAACATATGGTAAACAAAGTATACTGGATGCAACCAGCTGATTCGCAAATAGGCGAATGGCAACTTAAACTTGAAAATCTTTCAGGTAGTAAATCCTTTTGTGTGTTGCCATGGATACACTTAGCTACTCGCCCTAATGGTGATGCACGTATATGTTGCGTAGCTAACGCAAGCGGAGCAGACACAGGCGAATATGATGTAGGCTTAGTTAAGATGGAGGATGGCAAACCAGCCAACTTTGAACATGACTTACCTAGCGAAGCATTTAATAATGAATACATGAAGTCTGTTCGCAAGACTATGCTAGCTGGTGAAGTTCCAGCTAGTTGTAAAAAATGCTACGATGAGGAAGCCCAGGGTATTGCCAGCAAACGTATGTGGGAAACAGTTACTTGGTTTAAAGAAGAAGACATTGATATTCCAGAACTAGTAGCACAAACACAAGCCGACGGCACTGTACCATATAAACTAGAATATATTGATTTAAGATTAGGACATACTTGCAATCTTAAATGTATAATGTGCAGTCCGCACGACAGTAGTAGATGGGTCGATGACCATAAGAAGGTATACCCACTGTTTCAAAGCCCTTTAATTAAAAAACAAATGGCTTGGGAGCAAAAAGATTTCAACAACTACTGGTATGAAAAACCAGAATTTTGGCAAGAAATATATGACCAAATTCCTAATATAAAACAAGTATACTTTGCTGGCGGCGAACCTTTAATGATTAAAGAACATAAATTGTTCTTGGAAGAAATTATTAAACGTGGCTATGCAAATCAAATACTATTACGTTATAACTCAAATGGTGTATTAGTAGATGAAGAAATGATTGCACTATGGAGCAATTTCCGTAAAGTTAAATATGCAGTTAGCCTTGATGGCATGGGCGATCGTGTAAATTATATACGGTATCCGCTAGATTGGCCAACGGTAGAAAAGAAACTTTGGTTGTTGGAGAACGCTCCTGATAACATTACTACCAGCATAGCCTTTGCTGTACAAATATTAAACATAAAACATGTGCCTGATTTTATTAAATGGAAGGTGCGTAGTGGATTTAAAAAATTAAATCAAGACACCAATGCTGTTGGACAGTTATTAGGCGGCGGATTGATAAGTGTACATCTAGTTTGGATTCCAACATTTTTAAGTTTACGCATATTACCCGCAGAAGACAAGGCAGAAATACGTAACCTGTTTGCCGAACTACAAACTTGGCTATGGGACAACTACACACAAGATTCAGATTTTTGGGAGAAGAATCCCTACGGATGGAAGCGTTGGGAAGGTATATTAGATTGGATGGATAGCGAAGACCAGACAAACTTACTTCCAGACTTTAGGGAATACATTACTAGAATGGACACCCTGCGTGGTACAGATTTTAAAACAATATTTCCGGAGTTAGCACATTTATTATGACCGAACCAGTTTTTACAGATCAATTTTATATTAAAAAATTTATGGTGATACAACAGCACAATGTTGTATTGTATAAGAAGTTGCTGACTTTACAGCAAAATGAAGAGATACGCACCCTAGTAGAACAAACACTGGGCAAAGATTTTTTTGATATATTAGAAGATGGCGTATCCTAAACACATTACAGATGTACATATAGAGCTTACGGACAAGTGCCAAGCCGCTTGTCCTATGTGTGCAAGAAATCACAACGGCGGTGCTGATAGAGAATTCGTAGGACAGCACGACATAACACTTGAACAGTTTCAAGAATGGTTTCCAGATGAATGGTTAGCAAATTTAGAAAACTTCTTTGCTTGCGGTAACTATGGGGATCCAATTATAGCACGTGATTGTTTAGAAATATTTGAACATGTACGCCATGTGAATCCTACTGCACGACTAGCAATACACACTAACGGTAGTGCTAGAAGTATACAGTGGTGGGAACGGCTTGCTAAAGTTATGGGAAAATATCAAGAAGTTATATTTGCCGTAGACGGGTATGCAGACACCCATGTACTTTATCGAAGAGGCACTGACTGGCATAAGATTATGGAAAATGCTCAGGCTTATATCGAAGCTGGAGGCACTGCTGATATCGATTGTCTAGTGTTTGAGCATAACCAACACGAGATGGAAAAGTTCCGTGAAGATATGTTAAGTAGAGGATTCCGCAAAGTAAACATCAAGTCTACAGGAAGATTTTACGACATGACGGAATTCCCAGTCCAAGGCAAGTCTGGCAACTTTGAATACAACCTTAAACCAGCAACTAATGAATTCAAACCTGTCACAGTACTTAAATTAGAAGAAATAGTTAAAGATATTAAAGTATGGGATAACATACGTGCCAACGCTACTATAGTTCCTAAATGTGTTAATAGACATGAGCTGTATGTAGATGCGAGAGGCAATTTATTTCCCTGTTGTTATGTTGGCAGTGATTGGGTAGAACAACCGTTGAAAGGAATACTACCTATACAACGTTTACGAAACCAACTAGTAGAAGATACACAAACTAGATTCAAACAATTAGGTGTACCTAATTTAAATGGTACTAATGTACAAGAGCTTGTTGCTGGAACATTATGGGACGATTTAGAAACACAATGGCAAGGCAATAAAGCCTGGGCGTGTGTTAAGGCGTGTGGATCTTAGTAATAGGAATGTCTGCCGCGCAGGTACAGAAATTACGATCGCAAACCACAGGTTCGCTAGGTACATCGAAAGTGCCTTCATAGATATTTCCTAGGCTTCCACCAACTCTACAAGTTGCCCGATGCACGTCTCCGTCCCAATTTATCATTAGGCTTTCTATACCTGCGTTGCAAGTCCACCCTTTAAATTTATTCTGATGATTCTTAATCATGTCGTTGGCATGATATAGTACTTGTGCATACTTGTCATCCAACCATACTACTGTATTTGCTTCTACTGTAGATTCCATGGACTTAATAAAATCTAAATCGTTTGCGTTATAACGCATGTCGTCGAACAAGTCATGATCGCCTTTGGTCCAACGTATACGTCTAACGGTATTAGGTATATCCCCTAGCTGGCATCTAGCACGTAACTGTATAGCCGCAGGCATGTGGTCATGGTGTGCCATGATTTGTGCTATGACTTTTACAGTTGATAACTTGTTAATACTTTCAACAGTATTAAATACTCGTTTCCAATCGTATTCTAAATGAATACTAAACACGTATTGGTCAACTGGTAAACTTGCGTAAAATTCATAAGGGCGTGTGCCATTAGTTGTTACACTGATCCAACTAATACCAACATGCTTACAGTATTTTATTAGCTCGTCAAACTTAGGATGTACACAAGGCTCTCCTCCTGTAAAACTTAGACGCACAGGTTTGTTTAAGGTTGTCAATTTGTCTACAGTTTTTTTAAGGATTTCAATATCAGTGTGTGGGCTAAAGTTATCGTGTATTTCGCTAGGGCAATAACTACAATCGTAGTTACAGCGTTTGCCAAGATTCCATTCAATCTTAATACTGCTTTGATGAGGATATCGACTAGTTACTTTAAGCATAGGGTTTGAACTCAGGAGTTACATCTGTAAAACTTTGATTGCGAGTTTGATCCAAGTTACGATTGAATTCTACGCAGTCTTCCCACAAATGACTTTCATCTTTGGCTAACAGAAAATTAATGTTGTCCTGTATCTGTGCTAGTGTATAATCTAGCAGTCCAGGAGTTTCTTTGACTAATTTAAATTCAGCAATTTCTTCTTTTAGCGCAGTTAGTTTAGTTACCGCTAACACTTGTAGCTCTTTTGGTAACACTTGTGCAGATAAAACTTCTGGGTAAGTTACTCTGTGGCTATGAAAAATAATTCCTAAATCATTTAAAAAGTATTTTATAGTTTTATCCAGTGTTAGGATATTACTAATTTGCACGGTACATGCGCCTACAACTCGTCTTACGTTTTTTATTTTTTGTATTTCTTTGATGTTAGATACAACTTCTTCCCAATCGCTGTTACCGCGAATGTAGTTGTAAACAGAGCCAATGCCGTCAAGGCTGACATTAACGGCAACGCTTCTAAAATGTGGCCAATACTCATGAACTGTTCGTCCTCCTTTAATTCCCAATGTAGTGCCATTGGTAGCATATTTTAATTCGATATTAGAACCATACGGCTTCAACATATCTAAAATTTTATAGTGTTGTGGATCCATCAATGGTTCACCGCCTGCAAATTCTACACGACGGAAGTAGGGCAGTAACTTTTCCAAACTAGCCCACCATTCTGGACTATCTTGAAATTTATCCAAAAACGGCTTGTTTTTTAAGTTATGTTCCTCGACTAAATGGAATAAAATGTTGTCCGTTTTTTTGTAAAATTTTTCTACTACATTCCAATCATTCCAACTTGTGCTATCCATAGGGTGACACATACGGCACTTAAGGTTACACAAATTGTTTAATTTTAACTCAATACTTGGGATTTCAAACGGCATACTATAATCGTCGTTTAAAACGTCTAATGCGTTAGGGTATAAATTGATACGTGCTTCGGGTATTACGCCCGCTATATGACGTTGTCGCAAGGATTCGACGCCTTGATCCTCTAGTTTAAAGCAGGGTTCGCATTCGGGTGGGCGTATGTTAGTAAGTACTGACTTACGTATACGTTTCATTGTGTCCCCATTCCAAATTTCTTCTAAAGAATTCTGTTGTATAAAACCAACAGGATGGCTACGACAGCAGGCACAAATTGCTCCATCTTCTCTAGTAGCTACACCTGTGAATGGGTGCATACAAAATGTTTTACTGTTCATCCAAATACCTTAGTAACGGACTTACACCAACCGGGTGTCCATCTCTTAATGCCAGCTGTATAGCATTAGTAGGAGTAAGTTTAAAATCGTTGCATATCTTGTAGTAGTTTTCTCCGTGTTTATTCCAAAGATAATCTGGAGAAAAGTTTCTTATAAAATGCAATCCTATCTTAGCAGTGGCTCTTAGATTCATATTAAAGTCATTCATAATAGTGATTGCATCAACACGGCGTTCTCTTGTCCAACGCAAGCCTATACGGTTCCAACCTAAGCCTAATCCTTTGCTTAAACTAATACTTACAGATTTGATTGCGCTATGAGATACATCAAAGTCAATTCCGCGGCCGCAAGTAAGCCAAGCGCCATCCACATGTATATCAATACCTTTGTCTCTCGCTTCATCTAGTATCTCCTTCATTTGAGTATGTATTGCTCCAGTGCTGGGAAATGGCATAGCGATTATCAAAGGCACGCCTGGTTCTAGTTTTCCAATACTTCTATGCCAATTGCCTAACCTATAATGATATTTGTAGTCACCTTGTATTACTTGTACTTTACCACGCATATACATAGTGTCTATAAACTGGGTGCATCCGTTAATAATATCCACACGGTCGAATGTATCAAACCCTGTTAAGTTGTTTAACTTACCAGCCAACAACCAGCTGGTCATTTCTTTTTTAAAATCAGTGTACACTTGATCGCTAATGTCGTGATCCATTTTGCCAAATAGTACATCTTGAATGCACTGTTCTATAGCATTGTCGGTTAGCGGACTCGGACGTTCTATTTGAAGATAGTCAGCCGAATATGAAGGAGCAATAAATTTACGAGTCATGAAGTATTTAACCCTATAATAGTAGCATATAAATACTTTATGATCAACCAATTAGGTTACTCCATTTCAAAAGAATTGCTAACGCAAGCACAGTTAGCATTACCGTCTATTGATTTCAAACTAACAATAAATCGACCAACAGGCAATTTCTTTTATGATGAATGGGAAATCAAAGAAGATTTTAAAAACACCATTTGGGAAGAAATACTCAATTCTCTACCTTTTGCCAAAGGCGAAGCAAGACTAATCAAACTAGTACCCGGTCAGTGCTACTGGGCGCATGCTGATATCGATGATCGTTGGCACATGTCTATTGTGAATGAAAAATCATATCTGGTAGATCTTACAACTGAAAAAATGTTTAGCACCGAGCCCGGACTTTGGTACACGATGAACGCTGGCCGAACACACAGCGCAGTCAACTTTGGCGGCGGTGACAGAGTGCAACTAGTAGTAAGACAATTATTGACCGCTGGTGTATTTGACGATGCTATAAAGATTACAATAATAGCCCCGGATGTTTCAAATGCTCGATACGTATTTGATCAAATCTACAGCCCGTGGCTCAATGTTGTTAATAAATTAGGTGCTATAAAAGATTTCACTCACGATGGTACTCGTGCAAGTTTTATTCTTAAAAAAGACCATGTGGATTCATTACCACAAGATTTTACAATAATAAAGGAATTAGTATGAAGTGTTTTATAACAGGGCATACTACAGGCCTTGGCAAAGAGTTTTATAATCATTTTAGTAAACTAGGCTGGGAAGTAGATGGCATAAGCATTAGTACTGGATATGACATTGTTGCTGATTATTCTCAAATATTAAGCAAAGCCGCAGGCTGTGATTTGTTTATCAACAATGCCTATGCCGATGGCATGCAACTTCATTTTTTAGAAGCACTTGCGAACCAAGTAGGTAAGATGATTGTTTGCGGTTCTGTAGTTACAGAGTATCCAGATCCTGAGTTGCCTAAATATACAGAAGATAAGATTAAATTAGAAAAACTATTTTTACAAAAAGACTTTATTGGTCTACTGTTAAAATTATCTGGCGATACGTATAACACACCCGAAGTTATTATGCGTGTAGTTGACTTTTGGTTAGAAAATCCAGAAATAAAAATAGTTTCTTTTAAAGCAGGAAAGCCCAACAGATGAAAGTTGTAATTACTGGACATACGCACGGTATAGGTCGAGCATTATACAATCACTTTCAAACATTTAACGGTTGGGAAGTTGTAGGGCTCAGTCGCAGTAATGGGTATGACATAGATAAAGATTTTGACGAAGTGGTTGAAGCCGCTACCGGCTGTTTTTTGTTTATCAATAACGCCTACAGAGATCAGCAACAAACTAAATTAGTCAACGCATTAAAAAACAAAGTCACAAAGATGATAGTTATGGGTAGTGTTAGTAGACAATATCCAGAGCTAATACACACTGACTATGTTCACGATAAACAAGAATTAGCCGAGGCATGCAGATTAATTAGTATAGATCCTAACGGCATAGATTTACTGCATTTGGATCTAAGTTTTATAGAAGGCATGCCTGACAAAGACGACCCTACACATTTTGTAAGTGATTATAATCTTAAGTTTGAAGAAATTGTAAGTGCTATCGACTTCTGGTTAACTAACCCAAAGATTAGACAAATTGAATTTAGATGGAAACTAACGCCGTTTGTGTTTAATCAACTTAAACAGGCATTTCCAACACTAGATCCATCTCGGATACAGTTCTAACTGCCGCACAAATTCAAAACAATTAAGACGCCATACAGTTTGTATGTGCCCTCTATATTCTACATCTTTAACTCTAGTAACTGTACCTTGTTTTTCTAATGTAGGAAAGTAGATGTTATGAACTAGTCGTTGACTAGCTTCCTTAGATTCATTGCTGGTAATGTATAAATCAGCCCAAGGCGGAGTCCATGCCATACAAGTAGGTATCAAAAATTGTGCTGTAAGATTTTGATGTTCTTTAATCAAGCGATTAACAGTTACTAATCCGCTACTAGGCCTTGCTTCAGCAAACGTACACGTTCTTGCACAAATTCTATAACTGTCCGGTCCCATGACATCATCGAAGCTATGTGCGGCAACACTGCCTATAGCACGGTCGTCTTGATATAGAATCCATACTTGTTTTTCACGTTCGTTGTTAAAACAATCCACCATAGACTTTTGGCTAGAATTATTAACGAACCCTCTACGGTTAGCTTCTGCGTAAAACTCAGTAAGGTCGAGCTCTTGGCTCCAAGGTACAATTTTATACATCTAGTAAATCGATAGCTCTGTCAGTGAATGAATCCGGAAAATTAACTCTAAAACTTTCTAGAGCAAGTCTTTGTATTTTGTGGAAGGGAATAACTTGGTCCCATGCGTAGCCCATCTTAGACATCACGCCTTTTAGTATGTCTTGCCTAGTAGAATAAATGTGACTTTCTACGTCCTTTAAACTAAAAGGTGAATCATTGCGGCCGTAACAGAAAAAATAATTGATACTTTTTAATTTGCCATTTACAACAAAATAACTGCTAGGATGTAGGCTGTATTTCCAAAATCCTAATTGCTTGTGTGCTTTAAAGATATCAAGCATCTGTTCTTGCCAGTCGGGTAATACTACGTCATAACGGCCGCTATTATCGATAGATTGTTGCCAAAAATCTACGCCATCGATTTCTAGGAAAATCTTTTTGCGATCCAGATCAATTTCTAAAATCTTTGGAACTAAGTCCGGAAATACATTACGCATCTGTGTAAGATAGTTGACTTCTCTAAGCCATTTTTCATTCATTAGTTCCGGATCTACTACTTGATTCTTGCCCTTATGATATTCGGTGTCGTTATGATACCATTGGCAAAAAGTTTTTTTGTCTTTGCTAATCAAGCTGGTGTAGATTAAGTTGTTTCTACATAGCCCGTCTCCAGGCACGTTATTGTAGTAATATTCGAAGTCCATTATTTTCTCCTACACTTTAATTAGCTTAAATATCATATGATCAAAGGTATTAACGAACAAGCATATTATAACATGGAATCCTACTTAGACATGGCCATGTTTGATAAACTACAACCTGAAATATTCAAAGGGTTTGCACTAGCACGAGAACATGCCAAAGAAGGCACTTGGATGAAACCTGGTTTTGATCAAACACAAGGTAGTTACATTTGGAACTGGAAACCAATTTATAAAGCCATAGAAGAATATCATGCTTTGCCCGACAATCACCCAATCAAAATAGGCGGTGGCGAATTATGGTCTAATGTTAAAAATGGACACCATGAACGCAATCTGTTTACTCGCTATATCAAAATGGCTCTAGGTGCATATGATCCTTACATTTATTATTTCCTTTGGGAAGAAGGATCATGGGACGATAGAACTGCTCCACGTAAACTTACAGAAGAAGCTGTATACTTTCCAGAAACAGTTAAGTGGGTTGAAAGCATGGTGGGTACAATATTTCAAGATATTGGGCGAGTAATATTTTTTCTCTGTGATCACGATGGCATGCCGTTTGAACATAGAGACCTGGACGGCGACAAAGGTAATGCTCAAGGGTATAGTCCACACAGGAACGAATTTATACACATACGACCAAATACTAAGAAACCTTTTTATTTGTGGGATCCAGAGTTACAAAACAAAGTCTATATTAACTCACGTGCCGCATGGTGGAACGACCAGGACTGGCACGGCGGTGATGCCATTAAAGAACAAAGTTATGCACTACGCATCGATGGCAAATTTACAGATGAATTTAGAGCTAAACTAGGAATAGCACATCTTGAATCTTATTAAAATAGAATCTTTAAAGGATCCTGCTGAGCTGTCGGTACGATGGAGCCCAACTAACGTTTGTAATTTTGCCTGCGAATACTGCTGGCCTGACAGCCATGCGGCTACGCATACAGCACCTAACAATCTTGATCAAGTAATTGCTAATTTCAAGCATTTATTCAATCAGTATCAAGCAGTAGGCAAAACAAAGTTTCATATTGAAATCAGTGGCGGAGAGCCTACAGTATGGCGCGATTTAGAAAAGTTTTGTACTTCCATTAAGGAAGAACATGATGTTTATATCACAATAATTTCTAATGGATCACGAAGTATCCGTTGGTGGAAAGAAAACGGACATTTGTTTGATGACGTTGTATTAAGTTATCATGAAGCTCAAGCCGATGTACATCATCATATTAAAGTAGCAGATACATTGTTTGAATTAGGAGCCAAAGTAGTAGTATCAGTTTTGATGGACACTAGCTGTTGGGATCAATGTGTGCAGGCCATCGACTTGATGAAAGAATACAGTAATCACCGTTGGTTCATACATGCAGTAGAAGTTATCCCACAACACCATCTTACTAATCGTAAAGTAATTCCAATCTTTGGCGATGATAAATTATTAACCAAACAACAAAAAGAATTCCTATCTACATCCTTAAAACAATTTCCAAAAGTAACATGGTTAGCGGATAACTTTGACAGAATACGTGTTTATGAAAGCCGCGCAACTTTAGATAATAATTCTACATTTAATGCACGTACAGAAGATTACATTACAAAATCCTTAAATCATTTTTATGGTTGGACTTGTAATGTAGGAGTTGACAGCATTTATATAGGGTGGGATGGATCCATTAGTGCCAGTTGTACTCAACCGTTATTTGATAAACAATATAACGTGTTGTCAGAGAAGTTTGCTGAAGAATTTAACTCTAGTGTTATTGCACCAGTTAAATGCACTATACAAAATTGCTTTTGCAAACCCGAAACACATGTAAGTAAACATTATGAAAACATTTAAAGAATTTGCTGAAAAATTTGAACCAGTAGAAGCTTGGATACTACAACAGAATTCTCCAGAGATTCTAGCCGCTTATCAACAACTAATTGAAAAAGTTATTGCCCACTACCAGGAGCAAGAATGCACTACATAGGAAATTACGGTAGTTGGATAGAAAATTATTGGATAGTCGAACTTTTATCCTGTAAAGGTTATGCACGACCAAAAGAATGGAAACCAACTAGTGAACTAGAAGAAGAACAGTATTATAATGCTGAAAAAGCAGGATACGATCTTAAAGCAACACATTTTTGGTTATACGATTCAACCAATGTTAGTTTTGATATTGTGCCGCCTTGGGTTGAAGGAAAATATCACTGGTGGATCACTAAGATGATGCCAGGACAATTTACTCCCTTACATAAAGATCCAGATGCATCTAACACGGCGTGTATTCGATATTGGGTACCGTTATTAGACTATACCCCAGGGCACATTTTTCAATACAAAAATAATGTGTTATTGGATTACAAAGCAGGCGATGTTTATGCTTACGAGGACTCGTCGGATATACATGGCGCATGTAATATAGGATATTTGCCACGATTAGTTTTACAAGTTACTGAATATGTCAACTAAATTTTATTGTCCCTTGCCGTTTATGTACACTAGCATCCAAGCAGATGGTGGTATACTGCCATGCGGGCAATTCATGAAATCAGCACAGTTTAGGGGGCTAGGATCTTTTGAAGAAGTTTACCACGGTCCTATAATGCAAGACATTAGAGATAAGATGTTAAAAGACGAGCATGTGGAAGGTTGTCAGTGTCCTGCTGAAGAAGCAGTGGGCATACAATCTATGCGACAAACGTCTATTATTAAATTTGGTATGCCTACTAAACCTCAGCTACGTGCTGTTGAACTAGTATTCGATAATGTATGTAATTTAAAATGCAGAGGGTGTGCTAGCCCTCATAGCCATCTATGGTACGAAGATGAAATTAAAATTTATGGTAAAACACTGCTTGATTTGAAGTATAATAAATCATCTGCTTATAAGGATATGTATCTTGGTAACTTAGAAGAAATTTTTATACTAGGCGGAGAACCACTGTTAAGCCCTAATGCAGAGTTATTTGCTAAACGATTAAAAGAAGAAGATGTTATAAAAAACTTATCAGTTAAGATAAGCACCAATGGTACTATTTTGCCTACAGGAGCCATGCTTGATTTGTTTACAGAGTGTAAGTATCTGCACCTTAACATCAGCATAGATGGGTACACTGAGTTAAATGATTATTTTAGGAGTGGTTCTGAATTTAACCAGATTGTAAAAAATATGGAATGGTACAATGCATTGTTAAACAAGCGACCTGCGGATAGTACATACATTAATGTACATACAACTGTTAGCATCTACAATGCCAACGTGTTACAACGTTTAGATGATTTTGTTAGACCATTCTTTCCTAAATTTTATTCATCACAACAAATGATGCAGTACCCTATTTGGATGAATATTAAAAATACTCCAGAGAGCTATAAAGTTCAAATGCGAGAAATTTTAAAAGACAGACCTGAGTACAAAAATGTTTTAGACTTTTTAAATTTACCCGGAGAAGATCTATTTGGTCATTTTATAAACTTTCATGACCAGCTAGATGAAATACGTCAAGAAAAATTAAACGAAGGTAATCCTTACCTAGTTTCATATATAAACAGCGAACGAAAAAACTATTCTATCAGTAGAGAAGAAAGCAAAAAGTTTTTTGTAGATTACTACGATAATTTATTTAAAAATTAACACCAGTCTTGGTTAATGTGCCAAGTAGGTTTAATCAACGTAGTGATATCAGTTAAGTCTATATCTTTAGCTTTTGAAAATAATACGTCTTTAGGTTTGTAGCCACTGGCCGCACGAGTTGAAAAATATACATACGCATTGGGCACAGTTTCTTTTAAGTGTATTAATAATTGATTTTCTTTGTTAGCTCTGTGTCTTAGTCCAGCAAAAAATGTAGTTCCTTCATAACAAAAAATGTTTGACAAGTTTACTAGTGTGTCTAATGTAGGATCTAAATCAAATTCTACATTACTTGATAATAAATCACAGTGTACAAATTTATAAGTAACATTTGCTCTTGCAGGTGCATGTTTTTTCCAGTATTCGATAGACTGCAAATTGTAATCGTAAAATACAACAGTAACTGGGTTTTCTGTGTCGATGTAATTTTCATACCAAGTGCCACTTGCAGGTGTAACTACTTGACGTATTTTAACTCCAGGATCGGCATGCGGTCCTTCTGTGCTAGCAGTGTGTACAAATTCTTGTAGACAATACTGCTGTCTGTAATAAATCCAATCACTGTGTTTTTGAAAATCTGTTATGTTTTCTGGATAGTAATGTTTTTTGTTATTGCGTATGCTTTTATCGAATACTCGAACTGTTAAATTATTTTCAAACAGTTTACTTAATATGTTCCATCCGTGGCATTTGTGATAATATTCTTTACTAATCAATCCTGCGTTAACCCACGTTGGAGTATAGTCATCATGTATATTATCTGTGCTACGAATAGGAACAATTTGTGTGTGCTTACTGCCAAGTTCTTGTTTGCCTATAGCTGGGCATCCTAGTTCATTATAGTCAGTTAAGTTAATAAGATAACATTGATGATGCAATTCGTAATATGCATCTCCTCTATCCAAAATGTGTCCTGCTATAGAATATTTTGTATTGACTATGTTTTCAATTTCTTCGAAGAACGCAGGCCCATTGATAAACTCTGTACCTGTGCTAAAAACTACAGCATGTTTAAATCCTTGTCTTAATGCACTACGCAACAAGTCATCTTCATCTAACCCTTGCAATACTACATAACGTCGGCCGTAGATATCACTGATAATATAATCAGTTTGATTTTTAATCAGTTCTCTTATCCAGTCAGTTTGGTAACTAGCAGTGTTGTCTACTAGGCAAAACACTATAGATTCGTTAAAAATTTGAGGTTGAAATTTTATATTATTCACAAGAATATTTACTATAAATACCACCATGAAGAGATTTTTTATTTTAGGAGATAGCTGGGCAATCGGTGAATATCGATACCAGGATAATACCATTGTATCGTTGCCTAATACAGGTATCGGTTATTACTTAGAACAGTTAGGGCATAGTGTAACTAATATTGCCAAAGGCGGTGCTAGCAACTACGATCAACTATTGTTAGCTCAATCACAATTAACATCTGATTTTGATTATGTTATATGGTTTCATACCGAAACAACTCGCGACATAATTTCTAGAGGATATCCTAAAATAGATCTTTATAATTTTCCACAATGCATGACAGACTTAAAGACTGCTAACTACAATCTTGCCGAACAAATTTACAAACAGTTTCAAGTGCCATTTATTGTCGTAGGGTGTTTGTCAAATTTAGATGAAACCATTGAAACATTTGAATTTGCAAAAATAAAAATTTACAGTTGGTTAAATGAAATTACAGAATCTGCTTATCAATTACCATCAAACATGCACCAGGATATCATGTATGATGTTTTAATGCATTACGAAAACGTAGATAAATCATACATGAATAAAGAATTAAATCAGATGAAGTTTGTAGAACGCGAACTGGAAAAACATAAAAATTTTACAGACGGGGTACACCCTTGCAAAGAATGTTCTAAACAGTTAGCAATTAGGTTGAACGAATTGGTATAACTTTATCAGGTGTTTTTAAAAAGAAATGTCCACCTTCAGCAGGACACATGTCGCATTCGTCTATGTGACAATACTTAGTATTAGAAAAATGTTCTACTTCTTCTTGAGTACAATTTTCTAAATCCAACGGTTTATATGAAATGTATTTCTGCCAGTCTGGGTCTGACTGTACATTATAATAGTCGAGAAATCTGTGTAACGTACCCAGAGCTCCGCACTTGTATAATTTTTTATCTTGCATAAAACTACAAAACGTACTTGGGCAACTCTTACTGTATGATGTAGCAGGATCGCCACTCATAAATGGTTTAGGTTTTCCATCCACTAGTTTGTAATGTGATTGGAAATGACTTTGCGACTTAATTTGCACCCATATCTTTTCATTTGCATATACAATGTCGCCTTGCTCGATCATACTACCTCGTACATCCACAAATGATTGCCATAGTGGGTCTTTTCCAACATTTTGCCAATCTAGGAATCCTTGCCAAAATTCAGAAGGTGCTTGTGGGCTAAGTTCTAATCTAGATACTAATTCTTCTACACTGGCTGATAATTTATTAGAACGTGTTGGATCTTCAAATCCAGCAAAGTGATCACATACTGCTACGCATACATTATATTGTTTTACTAAGGAAACTAACCGGTCCATGTACTTGTTTAATACAGTGCCATTAGTAGGCAACACAATACGAGTGACGGTATCATAATCTCGTATAAAAGAAACAATTTCTTGTATTTTATCTAGATACAATAAAGGTTCTCCTCCTAGTAACGAATATGTTTCGATTTTAAAATGTTTTTGTGCTAATACGATACTTTCTTTGATGCTTTCTAACGTAGGGTCTTGTTTGCCTGTGCGTATTATATCGCTTCTAGTATCGCACTGGAAGCAAGTCAAATTACACTTGTTACCTACAAATATATCTAATATTTTAAGGCTGGGACGCATATTGTTTCCTATAACTGCGTACAACTAATTCTGCAAAATCATTTAACTTACTGCCATATCCGTAACTGTGCCCGATAACATGTATACGTTTTTCATCAGAAAAATTAACAACAGTATGATAGTTGCGTATGTTTACAATAAATGCTTTGCCTTCTTCAAATGGAACTGTTCCATATCCTTCTAACACCATGTGACAATTTTTAGGATGCAAGACAGCAACATTAATAGGAATACCAAATTCTAATGCATCAAAGTTATCCTCGCCCGGTAACCGTCCCGGCATATCGCTATGTGGAGTTATAGCACTATCTGGTAACAATGACATGAATCTTATACGTCTGTATTTGTCACTAGGAAATTCTGTTTGCCAAAATCTTTTTATAACAGGAGAACGGTCTGCTAATTCTGTCCATTGGTACGGAACTAGAGATTCATCAGTATATCCATACTTTGTCCATGGCCCGGTCTTTCCTACATCAATGCCATGTATGCAGGCACTTAACCAACCATCGTTGTCGTCCTCTCTATGCGGTACAACCCATTCAGGACTCATTAATGCTTCTAGTTGCCAGCCAGCTGTATCAATTGCAAGATCCAGTTCTATCCATCCAAAATTGCTTTTGTTTAAAATCCAACTGGCTTGCTCTAACACACTTCCTTCAGGAAGCGGTTCTATAGTCCATGCGCAGTCTTTATTTTTTTGGTAAAATTCTAAAACATTTTTGTCTATCATATCTATAGTTATCACTTAATAAACCCTGATAAGTACTGATATGGCTAAAGGGATATATTATGGCATTACCAAAAGATAAACGTTCATTGCCGCTTGGCGGATCATTTGCTATTCTCGAGCAAGGTACTGCTATTCCCGAGGATTACGTGTCGGAGTTTTGTTCCAGATATTTAGAATGGATCAAATCTACTACTAGTAATACGCTTATTGGGTTAGAAGAATTTCCGCATGCTGTGTTTACCAATGGTACTACAGAAGCCTTTGATAAATTTTATTTCAAACATCGTACAAGAAGACTGCGTGTATTTAAAGGCGACTATGCTTACCATAATGTTGCATTACGTAGCGACAAATGGGAATGGTTGGATGATGATTGTTTAGATGCCAACGATGCTGTTATAGTAAGTTTACCATTTGCTGATACAGGAAATGAGCACCACTTACATCAAGCATTATTAGAAGGTTGCGATAAACTAGGAATTCCTGTGCTAGTAGATTGTGCATATTTTGGATTATGCAGTAATATCACTTTTGATTTTACCCATCCTTGTATAACTGAAATTGCTTTTAGTTTAAGTAAAATATTCCCAGTAGCTTACAGCAGAATAGGTATGCGATTATCTCGAACAGATGACGATGATGCGTTGTTTATGTCTAACAAGATGTCATATGTTAATAGAGATAGTGCAATGATTGGTTTAGCAAATTTAGAAAAGTTTGGGCCAGATTACACTTCAACAAAATACAAACAAGTTCAAATAGAATTTTGCAAGCACTTAGGAGTCGAGCCTAGCAATACTGTATTGTTTGGTATAGACACTGAAAACAAATATCCAGAATACAATAGAGGCGGCAAATACAATAGACTTAGTTTCCACAAATATTTGTCACAAAATGTTGAGGTGTTTTACAATGAAAACAGCCCTCGTTAATCTTGAAATGTTCTTCATACCTGAAGAGCAACACTATGACATATTAATGAGAGAAATAGGCAATGCCGACACTGTTATAGGGTTAGCACTTGCTGATGGATTTTTACATACCAATTATTCTGAACTAATAGAAAAAATAAGTCAAAATGTTGAATTGTATATAATGCCAGGAATGTCATGTGATTCTACGTATAATAAAGTTATTCCGTTTAACTACAATTTGCACATGACTTATAACAGTTATAAAGATGCAAAATTAAATCAATGGAATTCATCAAGCGGTAAGTTTTTATTTTTAGGCGGAGTACCTGATAGACCAAATCGTGCAGGGTTATTGAATAAACTATCAAAAGCAAACCTATTAGATACAGCCATGTGGAGTTTCTTTAAGCCATGGACTACAGAACAGGAACTTTGGTGTAAAGAATATTTAGGTGACGATTATGAGCATGTACTTACACTATGTCGTAAAATCGACGATGCTTATGAACAGTCTAAAGAATATGGTACGAGTCCATATACTGCTTCTGTAGAGTGGACAAAAGATCCTGCGTGGATAGATCCAAGTATCTTTAACAGTACTAAATTTAGTATTATATCCGAAGGAGTTGGCGCAGGAGATACAAAGTTTAATTACTTGACAGAAAAAACTTACAGAGCATTCATACAACAACATCCGTTTATATTTGCATCCAACCCTGCTATGTTTGATTATATGAAAACTTTAGGATTTAAAACATTTGAACAGTACATGGCTATTCCTGATTACGCACATATAGAAGATGAAAACACTAGACTAGATGCTATTGTAGAAAATGCAAAATATTTTCTAAACAATAACATCGATGTATCTGCAGATGTTGAGTACAATTATAATAAGTTTTTTGAATTAGCAGAACGCAATATGTTAATCTTAGAAGAATTACACAGCAAATTTAATGTACCCTACTCTACTATTGATAAATGGTTTGGGCAGAAAGGATTTGCACATTTAGTGAGAGCTTATGGAAACTAAATGTGCGGCATTCTGGCATCATACTAACATTAGAAATGACAATAAGATTTTTCCATGTTGTCGTTTTAAAACTCCTGTTGATAAATTCGATGGCAATGTTGTTGAAATATTAAACAAAGATTCATATATCAAATTACGTGAGCAAAGTTTAACTGGTACACCTATCAATGGATGCCAAAAATGTTACTATGAAGAAAGTTTAGGTAAGAAGAGTCTACGCCAGCAATTTAATGAAGATTACGATACAGACACTGTTAGTTTAAAATTTTTAGAAGTTGGTCTAGACAATATATGTAATTTAACATGCGATGGATGTTGGGATGAATTTAGCAGTAGTTGGGCCAAGAAAACAAATGCAAACGTGATTGTTAGAAGTAGCAAAGAGATTACAGAACTTCCAGCAACTATCAATAAAGTATTGTTTCTAGGAGGCGAGCCGTTAATGACAACTCGCCATATTAAATTACTAAAATTAGCAAATAGAAAAGAACTAGAAGTCACATATAACACTAACGGAACATTCTTATTAGATGCTGATACAATCAGTTTATTAAACGAATGTAAAGCCGTAAAATTCATTTTAAGCATCGATGGCTATGGCAAATTAAATGAACAAGTCCGTAGTGGAAGTCATTGGGAAGATGTTTTAAAGTTTATCAGCCAGATAAAAAATTTAGGTTATAACCTAACAATACATACTGTGGTACATTTAAATAACTGGCACGGGTTAAAAGACTTAGAAAAGTTTATAGAAGAATCTGCATTGCCTTGGACGTTAAATGTATTAACATATCCAAAAAATTTAGATATTATACATGCTAAAGATGCATGTGCTGAATTTATAGAAACAACAAACATTCCAAACAAAGAATACGTTTTAAAACATTTAAGAGGATAACATGAAAATTTTAATGACAGGTTCGTCGGGGTTTATAGGATCACACTTAGGCCCAAGATTAGAAAGCAATCACAAGATTTATCACTTAAAAAGTGATTTACTTGATTACAAAGCAGTACAACTTGAAGTAGTATCTGTTGACCCTGACATCATTGTGCATCTAGCCGCACGTACAGAAGTAGAACAAAGTTTTTACGAACAAATTACATTTAGCGAAGTTAATTATGTAGGGACTGTTAATCTAATCGAAGCAGCCGCTAGGGTAAAGAATTTAAAGAACTTTGTGTTTGCTAGCACCATGGAAGTTTATGGATGGCAACCAATCAGCGATGAAGTTGAAGAAAATGGTATTCCTAAAAATTATGTTGCATTTGATGAAAACACACAACCTAATCCTAATGCTCCGTATGCTGTAGCAAAATACGGTTGCGAAAAATATTTAGAATATGCACATCGTTGTTACAAACTACCATTTACTGCTATACGACAAACTAACAGTTACGGTCGCAAAGACAATAAGTTTTTTGTTACAGAACAGATTATAACACAGATGCTAGATAATCCTAAAGAAGCAAATTTTGGTTATGGCGAACCCTATCGAAATTTTATCTACATAGATGATTTGTTAGACGCATGGGAAACAGTTATTACTAGTCCCGACATTGGCAAGGAAGGGTATATCTTTACCATTGGACCTGATAATCCAATTAAAATTAAAGACTATGCACAAAAAATTGCAGACAAATTAAACTGGAATGGAACTATTAACTGGAATACAAAACTTTTCAGACCTGGAGAAATCTACTGGTTAAATAGCAATAATAATTTAATTACTAAGGTTACTGGATGGGAACCAAAGATTAGTTTGGACGAAGGCTTAGACAGAACAATCGCAATTTGGAAACAAAAACTAGCATGAAGATATCAACAAACAACCACTGGGATCCTTTAGAAGAAATTATAGTTGGCCGTGCAGACCACGCTCGTGTGCCTACAGTTGACCGTAGTACTATGAGCATGAGTTATACTAACTATGACATTGAAAAAATCAAACCACTAGAAGGCAAGTATCCTCAATCGATAATCGACGAAGCTAACGAGGACATGGAAGGGCTAGCAGATGCTTTGCGTAAATGCGGAGTAATTGTACACAGGCCTGAGATTATAGATCATAGCGTTGAATTTAGTACACCCGAATGGAAAACAACCGGGTGGTATTCTTGGTGCCCACGAGATTTACTTTTGCCATTGAATGATTTGATTATTGAAACACCTAGTGCTTGTAGAGCACGTTACTTTGAAACCAGAGCATATCACAACATTATGTTAGAAGCAGTAGCAGATGGTGTTGAATGGATTGCGGCACCCAAACCTATATTGTCAGATGAAGGGTATCAATTTGAAAACATTATCGGTACTCCAAGTTTAAGAAATTTAGAACCAGTGTTTGACGCACCTAACTGTGTACGCTTAGGTAAAGATATCTTGTTTCAAATTAGCAACACAGGCAATCATTTAGGGTTACAATGGTTGAAGAACGTATTAGAACGCCGAGGGTATCGTGTACACCCGGCAGAGCATGTTTATAGTTACGCCCATATGGACAGCACTATAATACCTTTGCGCCCAGGATTAGTTTTACTTAACAGTACTCGAGTTAATCCAGATAACTGTCCTAAACTTTTTGAGAAATGGGACAAAATTTATTTTGAAGATTGTGTAGCACAAGGCAGTAAGATACCGGGAGGGGTTGCTCCGTGTAGTCCATACATTGGAATGAATATCTTAAGTGTGGATCACAACACAGTGATATGCGATAGTACACAAGAACCGTTAATGCGTGAATTAGAAAAACATAATATTAATTGTATTCCAATTAAGTTTAGACATGCCATGACATTGAGTGGAGGCATACATTGTGCTACATTAGATTTACGTAGACGTGGAACCCTAGAGGATTATTTTCGATGACCAACTATCACGGCGTCATAGAAGATTTTTGGTCCGAGTATTTGCCAGATTACACGTACACTAGACAAGTACCGTTTGAAGGTATGCGTTCCGATTGGCACGAAAATTACAACAGGGACTATTTGTTACAAGCATTCAATGATGAACTTCCGCCAATTTGGCAACAGTTTTATACAGCCTTGAATGCCAAGGAAGGGTCTATATCGTGGACTTGTATGCTACCCAACAGAATAATACCACCGCACGTTGATACATTTTATACGCTGAGAACAAAACACAATGTAGATGTGTCTGAATGTTTTAGATATCTTATTATGTTAGAGGATCATAAGTTTGGCCAGTATATCCAGTTTGACGACTTAATGATAGGAACTTGGAAAAAAGGTGAGGTATGGAGTTTCGACTCTACAGTTAAACACTTTGCAGTTAACGCTAGCAACGATAATTTTCATACATGCCAAGTTAGTACCATCAAATAAATATCATATGAACTACGCAAAATATATAGACTTACCCAACTGGAAACAACTACAAACGCAACTGCTAGAGTTTAGAAAAACTTATGGCAACATGGAAGCCTTATGGTGGAGTCATTCTACAGAAGAATTAGAACAGCACTTGCCTGATTTAATGGCAGCTTTTAAAACCTTAGGGTTGACTCCTAGACAGTTAATATTTTTTGTAAATTTAAACAACGACATTGAAATAGATGATCCTCTGGACCCTAGAGCTGTGTTTATTCATACTGATAGACAAGACGATCCTGTAGCAAGATTTGATTATGCTATGCCAGTGTTTACAGATTTCGATACATCAAACGCTATTAACATACCTTTAGAAAATTGCGATGGATCAACCACATTATTTTATCGATTAAAGAATGATAATCCAGATGTATATTATGCTGTAACGGACTGCGGTGGGCATAGCAAACATGATGTAGAGGAAGTCTATAGATTTGAATTAAATCGTCCAGCTATTATTAGAATAAACGTTCCGCATGCTGTTTGGAATCCCAATCCCAATCCCCGTATTGTAGCAACTATAAGATTTTACGAATCGACAGACCACTTACTTGATTAAGTAAGCAGGTATGGCATAGTATTCATTGCCAATTTTAATTTTCAAAAATTTAGAAGGTTGACTAGTATCAACATTTGTTGTTAATGCATCGGGATTGAACCCTACCGTTTTATCACTATTAACACGAAACACAATGTTAGCAATTCCCTTTTGATCCACAGTCTTAAATGCAAAGTAACTTGGAACTATTCCTGGTTGAATATTACCTTCAGACCCTACTGTTAGTTCTGCTGACCAAGCTGGTTGATTTTCACTGTCATATCCAGCGTAGAAAAACGAAAATATTTCATCGTTATTTTGCATAGCTTTTGGATCGGCAATAGTTCCGCGACTACGTATAAACCCAGCGTAGTTACTTTCGGGCACTTCGGTTGCATTGACAATATTAAACAAATCATAATCGTCAACACTAGTATAGCCTTCTGTTTTAATTACGATGCCGCCCGTTTTAAGATCGACGTCTAAAGATATTTTGTTCATACTGTAGTTATCTCTATAAATATCTGCATGGAAACTTTACCTTCAATTGGCCAGCTATTTCAAAAAGGAACCACACAAGTACGTGTAACCCGTGTAACAGCATTGTCTGGTCTTAATCGCTGGGTATATTATCGAGATGTAGATACGGATGAATTTCATTGTCAGCGTCTTGATTTATTTTTAAAACAATGCTCGTAAAAAAAGGACCCGAAGGTCCTTTTTATTTGAGTTAATATTAACTCCAGTTACCTACGTTAACAACTGTGTTAGAACCGATTGGGTTCATACGGAAATAACTGTTAGCAGTAATGCTTGCTGTGTTGGCCGCCGCCATAGCAGAACTAAATGCAAACTGCGGAATAAATGTACCAGCCGCATTAAATCTTACAATACCTTTTACTACAACGTTTCTATATGCGGGTGTAGTAATTGCACTAGTAACTGCTGTTAATGCCGCAGTCGATGAAGTAGTAATTGTAGGAGTTGTAGGAGTTGTAAATCCTGCACTGTTCTGTCCAACCATTGCTGAGTAACTTAAACTTGTTATAGTAGCTGTACCACCAAACGCTAATTGTAGTGTGTGCGATACTGCTGTACTGTTTGTATTAGAAATATTAAACACTAATTCAAATACATAACTAGTAGCCGCTGGTACAGTAATAGTTCCGTTACTTACAGAGTTGAATATCTGCTGTGCAGTATTAACTGTAGCAGTTGGGGCCCAACTGTTAGTTTGTGCTATCAAGTGATCAGTAACAACAACAGCACGGTTACTTGCTATTGGGCTACCATAGAAACTTGTACCGTCATATTCTACAACACCAGCTGCCGCAGTAGCTAAGTTAGCACCTGAAGTAAATTGCAACGGTGCTCTTGTAGTTGTACCTGCTGTAATAACAACTTGGTTTGAACGTACTTCAACTGGAGTATTAACACCGATAATCATGTTATCAATGCTACCAGCAGTTGTTGGTTGAATTACAACACTAGCTGATCCACTTGGACTAATAGTTACACCACCAGTACCGCTTGGACTAAATGTAATAGTTTGATTTGAAGTAGCCGCATATACGTTACCTTGTACAGTATTTTGTACGCCTGCTGTACCTAATGTAAGTATACCTGCTGGGCTAATAGTTACCAATGCACTACCGGTAATGCTACCACCGCTAGTGTAACTTGCTGTAGCAGTATTGCTATAACTTACGCTAGTTGTTGTACATGCTGTAACAGTTGCGCTGGCAGTATTATATCCGCTTGCACCACCTGTAATTCCTGAAACAGTAATTTGACTACCAACACCAAATGGTGGAGTTGATTGGCTAGCAAAAGTCAATGTTGCTATAGTACCAGTACCACTTGCACCAGTTACAGTGATAGCAGAACCTAAAACTGGACTAATAATTACGTTAGAATTAGATGGTGTAAATGTAACTTGGCTGTTAGCATTTAAACTTGTAAATGTACCAGTGCCTGGGCTAGTTAAACCGATGCTAGTAAAGTTACCAGCCGCCGCAACGGTTGTTCCAATACTTGGAGGACTTGCCAGATATGCACTAAAACCAGCACCACTAACTGTGCTACTTGCACTCAATGATGTAGTTTGTACACCTGCATTGGCGCTAATTGCCGCACCAGTAATAGTCATACCATTGCTAAAGTTAGCACTGGTTCCAAAGAATGGACTGTTGCTAGTCCATGCAGAGTTAGTTGAATTCCATAAAATGCTAGCTGGTGTTGCAGGACCATTTACAATAATACCTGCACCATTGGCCGCCGCTGAGTTAACAGCATTGTTTGCCAATGTAAGTGTTAAATCGTTTGTGGTAATTGTTGTATTGTTAACAGTTGTAGTAGAACCATTAACCTGAATGTTACCAGTGATGGTTAAATTACCGCCAACAAACACATCTTTAGCAATACCAGCACCGCCTGCTACTTGTAATGCACCTGTGCTGTTTGAAGCACCGGTAGCGTTAGCAGTTGATGAGTGTACTGTTGTTCCAGCAATGGTTAAATTGTTTACGTTGACTAATTGTCCTACACCGTGAATAGCTAATACACTGTTTAATGTACCGCTGTTATCTGCAACAAAGAAGTTAAAGTTACCCGGAACAATACCAGCACCTAATGTTCCTTCGCTAGCTACTGTTAATTTAGCAGATAATCCAGCGTTATTGTCTGTGCCATAACCAGCATATATGAATGAGAAAATTTCATCATTAGGATTTAAAGATGTTGGACTTGCAATAGTACCACGACTGCGTGAAAACGCCGCATAGTTACTGCCAGTTTGAGCATTAGCTGTTTTAATACTAAACAAGTCATAGTTATCTGAAACAGTATAACCTTGTGTTTTGATTACCAAACCGCCAGTGGTTAAGTTAGTATCCATCTTAACACTACCAAGCTCTGCATAACCAGATGCTACCACGTTACCTGTAATACCAATGTTACCTGTACCGTTGATTGAGAATGTGTTTAGATTTAAATTAGCACCAAGTCCAGTATTAGCAGATAGGGTAGTTGCTGTAATGCCACCGGTAATATTAATGCTACCAGTGCCTGTAATATTGTGACTATTAAGAGATAAGTTACCGCCCAACTGTGGACTAGTATCAACGCTAACTGAACTAATACCTGAAACTTGCGCTACGCTAGCATTAATAACACCGTTATTATAGCTGAATGTAATATTTGTATTGGTACCGTTACCTGCAATTAGGGCCGCACCTGCGTCTTGTTTAGCTTTAGCGGTTGAGTAATATAAATTTGTGCTACCTTGACCGACGTTATCTGTAGTTAAAACAACAGTTCCGGTTTGGCTATTAACGCTTTTAACAGGAGCGACTTGAGTTCCGCCGTTTGTAATCCCGTCCCCGATCCACAGATCTTTAAGATCCGTAGTATAAACTAACTCACCTTGGCCAAAACGAGTTGCGCTTCGTTGGGCATCGGTTCCTCTTCTGATTTGTAGCGCCATTGATATCTCCGTATACTGATTAGGGGCATGGACCCAGTTTCTTATATACTATTTATTCTAATGCGCCGTTTGCTATAATCAAAAAAATAGGGCCCTAAGGCCCTATAAAGTGCGTGTTAAACGTACCAAATTTCAGTAAAACCTTCGTCTTCTGTTGGCATTTCGAACCCATCAATCATGCTACGCATGACTTCATCTGGAATGTTCTTACCTGGACGACTTGCCAATCGACGTTCTAATTCTGCCTTTTCAGGAGTCTTAAACACGACAGCAATATGCTCATACTTTGGCAAAGTGTTGAACTTACGCTTACGGCTTGCCACAGTAGTTGAAGTTTGATCCCAAATTACATCCTTGTTGTTTGCTTGGCAAATTAATGCTTGGTTAGCCATCAATTTAACAGCAATTGGCATGTAATCTTTGAATACTTCGCTGTAAGTCTTACCTACTTTCTTAGCGTGATCTTCTACAAAATTATCTGTAGATACTACTGGAATATCCTTAGCCCACACTTGTTCTTTAATCCAAGTACTCTTTCCAGAACCTGGTACTCCAATCAATTGATAACACTTAGCCATTTTTTTGCAACCTTTCAATTTCATCTGCGGCTTCATCTAGTAAGTCAGCGATTCTATCCGGTTTACCTTCAATAGCCGCTAACCTACCCGGAATTTGCCTACGTATTTCTGCCCGTTTTCTCAAGCGGAACAATAAGCTCTGCTCTGCTACAGGTAAATGACTTTCGTCTTTCATAATGCCTCCATATAATTACGTACCCACGATAAACGAGCTTGCTCGTCCATAGCAGTATATTCTACAATGTTAGCACGTATAGCATCGACTAATGGGTAATATTCTTCATCTAGATTGTGCTTAATATCCTTGTTCAAATCCACTAACTTATCTGTACGTGGATTGCGAGCAACCCACTTTGAAGTTAAGTAATATGGGCTCTTGATCTTAGAACTTACGCCTTCATCTGTGTAAAATACATATCCTTCGTGCTTTGCTTCCTTTGCCAATCGTTCCAATTGGACCATGTTAGTTGTTATGCTTTCTGGAACAAAACATCCTAACTTATGCCCAAATTCCATCAATGTGAATGGATCGTGTTCAACTGCGGAATGCCATTCGTTTTTACGATAGCCTAAGATATACATACCTTCCTTTTCTGGAATTATGTGTGGGTCGTCCTTATGAACGCACTCAAACATAAATGTATATCCTTCCCAGTCCTTGCACAACTCTAAATACTTTTCAGCATTTATCAATTCACGTGCCATAGCAACGTATGGGCTGTCTGTGCTACCAGTAGTAGACACTAACAGTTCTCCCTTGTATATTGTTACAGATACCATAAAACCATTTACCTTGCGAAAAGCAGTTACCTTAGTATCAGTAGAAACTTTTGGAGCTTCTTTTTCGATACCGTAGTTGTAGATCTTTGTAAATGGATAAGCAACTAAGTTGAAGTCAGCATCTACGATTGATCCGCGGCACTCCGCAATAAAGCGGTTCCACAGTCCATCGTAGAATACTTTCTTCTTGTACTTTAGTACATAAAGTCCTTCACCAGCTTCCTTCATGTTAACTAGGTTTGAAGACTTTACATACTCCTTCAATTCATCCTTAAACATCTCAATCACCTTTCTGGTGGTGTCCTTTGATTTCTTTATCTTTGATCATACGGATAGCACGATCCATGGAGATTACAATTTCGCCAGTTGAGTCCATGCCCACGTCCAATGCGCGATACTTTTCCAAGCCGCTTGCACCACCGTGCAAGTGACCATGAAAGTGCAACGCACCTCTGTGCATTTGGTCCCACTCAGCGATTGGATAGTGAAACATAACAACCTTATGGCCGTTGTAGTTAATATCCAAATACTTGTGTACTTCCTTGAAAGACTTGCGGAAATTTACATCCATCAATGTCTTACGGTCGTGGTTACCTTCAATCAAAATCTTTGTACCGTTCAAACGCTTGATCATTCGACCAGCATCGCTACCTGACATGAACGCTACATCACCTAAGATGTAAACTGTGTCTTCGGGCTGGACTTTGTCGTTCCATTCCTCTACCATAGCATTGTTCATGTAGACAACATCATTATTAAATCGTGCTCTTGTCTCTGGGCAGAACGTCATAATGTTCTTATGCCCAAAGTGCAAGTCACTTGTAATCCATGTTTTCAATTCTTCCATTTTATTCTCCAACAAATTCCCTTACTGCTTCAAAACGAGTTGACGCTGGAACCCACTTAAATTGTTCACGCTTACGGTTAGCCTTTTCCCAATCAAAGTTAACCATAAACCATTCTTTTTCTGTGCTGAAAGCAACATCGCGAGCGAACTTAACGATGTGTACCCAGCGGCCATTGAATTTTGCAACTACCATCATACCGTTCTCCTTATTCTAAACGGCTTTGGATCTCCAAGTAAAATTGATGGTACTTGGCAATCCTAGCCAGGTCTTTTTCTCCGACACCCTTTAGTCTACGGATATCGCTGTTGTGACGCAAATCAGCCATTTTAACTTTCATTGCATCCTTGTTGCCAAAAACTTGTTGTTTGTAGTCTTCGTAGCTGTAACCTTTTTGTTTGGTTAGTGCTTCGATTCCAACAATAACACGTTCACTAATTCCTGCTTGACGTAAGTCTTCGTAAGTAACACTAGTATCTTCGATTACATCATGTCCTAGTGCAATACACATCAGTTCTTCGTCATCACTTTTTAAGTAGTGCATGACTTTTAAAGGATGCAAAATGTAAGGTTGTCCACCTTTATCAAATTGCCCGTTATGAGCATTAGTCACAATGACTAGCATCTTTGCAAGCATTTCACCTTTTCTCATTTTCGTCTCCTTATTAACTACTATATACATAGTATAACATCAAAAAAAAGCCTTGTCAATATAACAAGGCTTTTGGTGTTGTAATATTACAACAGTGTTATCGTTTCATTCTTTCGCTTAGAATTTGACAATCGATACACATTTTACAGCCTTGGACCGCTAGTTGACGAGCTTTGGGAATTTCTTCTCCACATTCCTCGCAATGGCTCAAACTTGGGCCACGTGGAATAGCCGCACGTACCTTTGCCACAGCATCTGCATTGGCAGTTACTGATAACAACTGTGCCATGTCGCTTTCTTCTAAATTGTCACCCTGTATACTTTCGTATTCTCTCATACCAGCTCCTTAAAAATCGTTTGTAAATGTACGCCAGTCATCGATGTTTGGCTTTTCGTCCGCATCATATGTCCAACCTAACGCTTTCATCATGCGATGCTTTACTAGTAAGTTAGGGCTACGGAATCTTTCAGTGTCTTGAAAGCCCATCATAACTCCAACTTCGCATACTGCACCACTACGACAAATACCTGCAAAGCAATGAACAATGACATCCATGTGATTGTCCAGTGCGTGTTGTAGTAATCGAACAAGCTCTGCGGCTTGCTCATGACTACATTTCATAGCTTCGTCATCAACGTGATCCTTTTCTTCTACGTCCAGGAATTCAAATTGATGAACTTCTTTAAATTTGTGCTTTGGTGTAGGAAACCAGCTAGCAGGATCCGCAATTTGGATCAGCATACTATTTTCTTTTACCGCAACGTGAAATCCTTTTGGAATATCATCTGCCGCACAATTTTGAATCCACGGCATAATGCCTCCTAATATACTTCTTTTACAATGTTATACTCTGTTGATGGCCATTTGGCTTTAAACTCATCTGTCTTAACGTATTCGTTATAGTCCTTAGCATTAAAAAATACTTTGGTGAACTCCGTTTTAAACGAACCCTTTTTGTTTATTGTTAAGTAAACCGATTTTGCTGTGCCTGCCATATAGTCCTTTGTTAATGTATTGATTCTTGTTTATCTACTTCGCATTCAACTACCCAATTTTTAAATTTGGTAAACTTGTTTACTTCTACACCTAGCCCAACTGCTTCGTTTACAAAGTGCTGTAGAAGAGCATTATACAATTCGTCGGGCATTGTATCCTTATCAAACTTAATTTTCATGTTACTTCCAAAGTTTAAGTAAGTTAATAAATTCTGGCCACTCATTATCGTGACGTGGGCAAAGTACAACAGCAAGTTCTGCATTGTCCATTCGGCTTTCAGTTACAATAACAGCACCATCTATTTGTTTGCACATGGCAAACTCTGCCGGACTAACAGCACAGGTGACCTTCTTAAAGCTCTTGGCCAGCCACTCGTTGTAGTCAGGGTCATCTTGATATTCCAAATGACACATAAGTCCAGCGTGTGCCGCGGCATTCATTGCCATGCCCACTGGCGTATCTTGTTTGATACAAATATACATCTTCATTCTTCAACTCCGAAATGTTGTTTAAACAGGTCGAGCCGGATACTGTTATCTTTATACACACGAGATACTTCAACACCGTTTTCTACTACGGTGGTCATATCATCCCAGATGATGGTAGCACGATAGTTTAACTCTGGCTCGTTCATTCTTCGAATCCTAAAACTGAAATTTTCTTAACCATATCACCTAACCGCAGTTCCACAGATAAACGACGCTCGTTTCCGTTAAACATTCCGTCGCTAACTACAGTAGTATTAGCAATTTCATTAAACAATAACTCGGCGAACTTTTCCAAATCTGTTTCTTTACCGTCCACAACAGGAACCATTGGATTGCTCATCAGTTGAGTAAATCGTAGTCCAGCCTGTTCAGCAAGTTGTCGAATCCGCTTGTTCATATCAATATCCTTCGTATTGTTCCAGTGTTCTTATTAGATCAGGTAATGCTCGCTTGTCTATGGTCAG